GTCCTTTTATGCGGTTGGGGTGGTGGGGGTGGCTTGGCCGTCCGCGGACAGCTTTACCACCCGTAGGGCCTCATTGACCCGGGGAATGGCGGCTATCCTGGCCAGCGTCCCGGCAAGGGCCGTGATGACCGCCGCCGCGCCGGCCAGGGTGGCCCGGGCCTCCGCCGGCAGATAAGCCCCCATGCCGTCCAGGATGACCTCCAGGACCTCCGGGAGGACGCCCACCATGATGATGCAAGCGGGGATGCCCACCTGTACCACGGTCCGCCAGGTGGCCCGCCAGGGCTTGGCCACTTGGGTGGGGACCACGGGGCCCACCACGGTGCCCTCTATTGGCTGTTCCGTCATGACCGGGCCCCCTAGTCGATAATCCGGAGGACCTGGCCGGGGTAGATGGTGGCGTTAACGGGGATGCCGTTATTTGCCGCCACCACTTCCGGGGTCATCCCGTAGTAGTTGGCAATCTTGGTTAGGGTGTCGCCGGGGTCCACTATCCAGGCCAGCGGCCCGGGAATGTAGATGACCTGGCCCACGGAAATGCGGTTAGGGTCCGGGATGCCGTTATGGGCGGCAATCTGTTGGACGGACGGCCCGCCGTAGTAGTTGGCAATCGCCCCCAGGGTGTCGCCGGGTTCCACTATCCAATGGATACGGGACATATCCGCGCCCGGTGCCGGTGCCGGCGGTGCCGGTGCCGGGGGAGCTGGAGGAACGGGGGCCGGCGCGGCCCCCCTTGCCAGGGCATCCAACCGGGCCAGGTCCCACACGCCGGGGCATGCCGTTGCCGTGAAAGCCCGGTGAGGCTTGAGGGGCAAGTTTCCATAGACCGCCCGGAGCTCCGCGATAAGTTCCGCCGCGGTCCGATAGTCCGAATCCCAGGCACGGGGATTTAGTTCTATCGAGATTGCATAGTTGTTCCCGTCGCCGTTCGCCCCGTCGCCCTGGCCCCAACTAAGTTGGGTGTCCGGGTCCAGGAGGCAAGCCACCTTGCCGGCTTCCACCACGTAATGGACGGACGCGGTGTTCCGCGCCCCGCCATAGACCAGGTAATTAATGGTCCCGTCAAAGGTGGGCCCAAGGGAGGGGTCCCCCCACCAGTGAATGGCAATATACCGGTAAGCGTGGCCCGGCCAACGGTCATGGTAGAACGTCGCGTTATGTTGGGTTATGGATTCGTAAGGCATTGCTGGACCCCCTCCAGGGCATGAAAAAACCCCCGCCCGGTTGGGTGGGGGTTGGTGGAACAGCTAGTCCGTGGCCCGGCGGTTATGCTCCCGGATTGGCCACGGCGGGATTTTTTCGGGCGGGACGCCGGCGTTAACCAGCATGAGCCGCAACGCGGCGGCGTATTCCTCAATGACCCGCCGGAATTCCGCCTCCGATTCGGCCCGCCGGTCCGCGGCGGACAGCTTGGAAAGGACGCCCTGGTTGCGGGCCTTTTCGGTTTTGGCGCGGCCCGAAATCCACGCCGAAAGCCCATCTATGACCTTGGGGATAATGGCGGCTAGACCGCCCACGCCGATTAGTGCCGTAATCATTTCCGGAGTCATCGGGGCCCCCTACCGGGTTGGGTCCAGGTAGGCCCAATCAATGCGTCTATAACGCTTGAATATGTCCGCCAGGGCCACGGCCAGGAGGGCCACCACCAGCCATATGGCGGACGTCCCCCCGGACCCGGCCCGGGACAGGACGGCGGGCAAAAGTGCTATCCATCCCACGGCCACGATGAGCAATGAGATACGTTCTAACCACCAGGTCCCGGACAGGACGGCCAACGCCCCCAGGGTCCCGCCCACCAGGAGAATGGACCCCACTAGGACCGCCATGAGCGGGCCCACTTGGGCGGTCACTAGCGTGGGTAGCCCGCCCGCCGCGGCCAACGCTCCGGACCCCGCCGCGGCCAGGTTCGCCAGGAATTGGGCGGCGTTGATTGCCGCCGGCTCATGGAGGACGTGGGCCAGCTTCCAATGGTCATCATGCTGGTTATCCGTTGGCATTGGTTCCCCCTCTTATCTGTTGTGGGCCAGTATTTCGGTTTCATATGACCCGGTGGCCGTGGTGGTTGCCGCGCCCACGGCGGGGACCACGGTAAGTTGCAAGGTGCCGTTATGGGCCGGCGGGACGCATAGGAACATGCCCGGCGAACCCGCCGCGGTGGTGCCGGCGTTATAGACCGCGACGTTGGATGAGTCCGAAACGTGGATGGTAAAGGCGTAGACCTTGCCGCCGTCTATGTTCCACGCCACGGTCCCGGAACTGATTTTTTGCTTGCCAGTTCCGGGGGACGCGACGTCCACGAATGACCCCACTTGAGTGCCCAAGATGGTGCCGTTTGTGGTCATTTCGAAAAGGCCAAGCCGGTAGGTTTTGCCGGCCACGCCCGTGACGTGAATGGCAAAGGACGTGACCGTGGCGTCCGCCAGGGCCAGGAACCTTTGGCCCCTGGCAATTCCCGCGCCGCCGGCGGACGTGGCTTGCAAGGGCGGCGGGGTAATGTGCTTAGCGTTGACCGCCGCGCCGCCGCCGCCGGCAATGGTGGCCGGCTTCCAAAGCCCGGATGCCGATTCATAGACCAGGGCTTGGCCGTTGGTGGGGGCCTCCGTCCCGGTGGTGTCCACGTCCGCCAATAGGTCCAGGTTTGCCACCACGTCCACCCATTTGGCCCCGTCCCACTGGAGTAGGGACCCGGTGGACGGGGCGGTTAGGTCAACGTCCGTTAGGTCCTCAAGCTTGACCACGGACATGGCCTTGGACACCGTGATGGGTGAGGCCGCGGCGGACCCGGAGCCGGACCGTTCGGAGGCCCCTAGTTTGTCCAGGAGCCTTTGGGTTTTGACGGCCCGGACCTCAAAGCGGGACTGTAGGGTGGCCTCATACTGGACCACCCCGTCCGCGTCGATGTCCACGGCCAGGCCCTTGACTTGCCGGGCCCCGGATTCGGTGTCATCTTCCGGGAATTCAACGCCCACCCAATCATGGACATTGAAATCCACGAACGGGTGCCGGCCCTCCCGGTCCGGTAGCAACTTGAGGGTCCGGGATAGGCGTTGGTCTTTGGCAAGGGATAGCGTGATATTGGCAACGGCGGACCGGGCGGACGCGTCGCCGGCGTCGCCGGCGGACACCCACGCGGCGCGTTTGCGCCACTTGGTTGCGGACGTCGCGTCCTCCGCAAAGGCTAGGCCGTTGTCCCCGGAGTCCGCATAGATGATATTGGCCAGCTCCCGGCGGCTTATCTTCCGTTTGTGTTCGCCTTGGCTCCGGTATTGGGTAAACACCACGGTGTCCTCAAGGTGGTTGCCCGGGTCCTGCCGGACCTCCAGGACGAACCCCTGGCCCATTTCCCAGGACAGTTCATTGGCCTCCGCCCACCGCTTGAGTAGGTCCAACAGGGTGTCCCCGGCGTTGACCGTAAGGGCTTGGGCCGGCCCCCACGGGTTCCCGTCAGAATCAAGCGTGGCCGTAAACGTGGTGTTGACCCATTCCAGGAACCCCTCCGCCTTGGCCTCTTGCAACAGTTGGAACCACACGGCCATGGGGTGGGCGTTGAATTCCCGGGACATTGACGTGGGCGTGGGCATGCCCGCCGGCAGGACCGGGGCCCACTCCAAAACGGACGCCGTCCCCCGCCCGGCAATGACCGTTTGGCGCGGCCCTCCGCCCTCCCGGATAACGTCCTCATCCACGTCCTCCGCCAGGAATTCGAACCGGACTTGCCCGTCCTCCATGATTTGCCAAAGGGCTTCCTGGTCCACCACCCGCGTGGTTTCGCCGGCGGGAAGTGTGGCGGTGAAAACGGGGTCCTCCGCGTCCAAGGTCACGGTCCCGCCGCCGGTGTCGTTAGCGTCCACCGTGAACCCCAGCCCGGCGAAAAACGGAATATCCGCCACCACTGTTTGGTAATCACGTTCCGAGAGAACCCGGACCGTCCAACCCATGCCCTCCAGAGCCACCGGGGGCAGGACCTCAAGGAACAGGCTGTTACTAATCCGGGTAGTCACTATGGGCCCTCCGTCCTAATCCTTATGGGGTAGCCGGGGGGCAGGGCCCCGGCGGGGACCACGATTTCCACCACGGTATGTTCGGGGTCTATGACGGCAAGTTCCGTGTCTATGGTCCGGCCAGCGGTCAACGCCGCCGCGGTGCCCGGGTAGACCTGCCAGGTGACCACGGGAACCGCGGTCCACGCCCCGCCGCCGGCGTCATACTCCACCACCGCGCCGAACGTCCCCGGCAGGGACCCCAGGCCGTGGCCGGTTATTGCTATGCCGTCCCCGGCCCGGCCAGCTTGCGGGCGGAGGAACCATAGGTGAGGGGTGGGGGTGGCCGTGTTCACGTCCCCCAAGTAGATGGTGTCCACGGCGTCATGGGTCCCGTCCAGGACCAGGGCAAAGCCCACGTTTTCGTAAAGGTATTCAATTCCGATGGGCACGGACCCCAGGGTGACGCCCTGGTTAAGGTAGGCGTCCCGCCCGGCGTAGTCCTCAATCAACAGGGGGTCTATGCCCACGTTGATGAAAACCTCCGCGTAACCGCGTCCGGCGTTTAGGTCCACCGTGAACTTTTGCGCCGTGGACCAGGGGCCCCACACGCCCGCGCCGTCCCCGGCCCGGACCCGCCACCAGTAGGACGTTAGGTCCACCAGGGTGTAAGGGCTTACAAAGTGGGTCCATGTGCCGTTGGGGACCAACGTATCCGTGACCGTCCAAACAATGGTGGTAAACCCGGCGTCCGTGGCCAAGTCGAATTGGACCGATGCCGGCGGCGTGGCCGCGGAAACGATGACCTCTAGCGTGGGGTGGAGGGCCGGGAGCCGGTCCCCCGTGAGGGGGCCCACCGGGACCGCCACCCACGGGCCCACCGCGCCCGCCGCCGTATACGTGAAAGGCCGGAACGTGATGAGGTCCGCGGCACCGTCGATAACGGCCATGGGCTAACCCCCTTGACTGATTGACCAGGCGTTGGCCGGTAAGCGGGCTTGGTCCCCGGCTCCCGTGATAATGATTTTTCCCGCCGCGGCCAGGGGCCCCCCGTACCAAAGGACCCCGCCCGATGGGGTATCGAATACCGCCCAATAGTCCAAGGTGTTGACGGACCAAAGGCCGGTGGTTACCGGCCAGGTAATGGCCACCTGGTTGGTTGCCAGAGTTTGGCCGGCGGCGATAGTGCCCCACAGGGTTGCATCATTGGCCACCGCGGCCCGGCCATAGCCGCCCACGGATGAGGGTTCCACCCCGGCCCCAAACGGGTCCCCGGCGAACAAAGCCAGGTGGAGGGTTGCCAGGGCGTCCGCGTGGCGGTCCGCCCCCAGGTGGGCCCGCAAGGATAGCCGCCGCGCCGCCGTTCCCATGTTGGTCATTGCCTACCCCTTTTCGTTATGCGAACGTGTCGGCCACGGCGGAAATCCGCGGCGCAAATAGACCCAATTGGGCACTTGAGGGGGTGACCCGCCTCACCGTGATGGGCCCGGATATGGCCCCGGGTGCCAAGGTCCCAACGTTGACTTGGGACAGGAACGCCCCGCCGCCGTAACTAACCAGGTGTTGGCCCGGAACGGACGGGCTCCCATCTATCAAAATGTCAAAGGACACCCGGACGTTAGCCGCGGTTTTGGTGGCGGAGAGGTTTTTAACCCGGACGGTCCGGTCATCGGAACTTGACCGGGGGACGTTGCCCCAATCCAGCGTGGCCGGGGGCATCTTGTTATCGGTTGCCGCGTCCCAAAAAACCAGCCGGTCCGGGTTGGTCCCGGGGGCCGGTTCGCCGTAGAGGTGGATTGACCCTAGAGTTACCGAACTAATGCCGTTTGCGTAATAGAACCGGATGGCCAGGACCGCCAGTGCCGTGCCCGAAGTGTAGGCGGTACGCCATGCGGACGTGTTGTTCGGCGGGTCATAGCTTGCGTTTATCGTGGTCCACGTCCCATCTTGCCCGTTGGTGGTGTTGGTGGAGGTTTGGACCACCCAATCCGGTGACGCGGTGGTAAACACCGCGTAACCGTCTATGTCCCGGAGCTCCGGGAAGATGACCGCTATAAAAATGACCTCATCCCCGCCGCCAAAGGTTAGGTTCACGGTGGTGGCGGAACTATCGTCCCCCGCCGTTATCAAGCTCCCCGCCGAGAGGTTCGCCACGGCCCCGGATTCGGAACCGTAGGTGATTTGGGACCCGTCGCGGTCCAGGGCCATACGCCAGGATGAGGGGTCCGGGTAGTTACCGGCCATGGGTCATTCCTTTCCTAGGTCCATGTTGTGGTGGATTCGGCAAAAACCCGCATGATGTAGAGGCCGGGTTGGGCGTTGGACGGCGTGGTCCGCCGCAATGAGAGGACCCCGGAAATGGCCCCCGGGGCCATATCGCCCAAGGTCAACTGAGACAACCAGGTGGACCCGTCCGCCGAAAGCAAATGCTGGCCTATGACGGTTGGGGACGCCTCCGTGGGGAGGGATGACATAGCGGCCCGGACGGCCCCGGCGGTTTTGGAGGTGGAAAGGTTTTTGACCCTAAATGTCCGGGTGGACGTGGTGTTCCGGGGCACGTCGCCCCAATCGAACAGGGTTCCCGGGGCCACCTGGTCCAAGGTGGGGTGCCATATGGCCAGCCGGTCCCCGGCGGCGGCGGTCACGGCCCCGTAAACGTGGAACGCCCCCACTATGGCCGTGTAGGACCCTATGGCGTTCCTGGCCCACCGGACCCCCCGGACGGCGGACAGGGTCACCGGAAGAATGTTGGTCCGGTAGCCCGGGACCGCGAAATACGGAATGGAGTACGCCGCCACCGCCGTGGTCCACGTCCCATCCAACCCGTTCGTGGTGTCCAAGGAATATTGCCAGGACCCGGAAGACGTACCGGTCCCGGCGGCGGCGGCTCCGGATATGAACAGCCCGGCCACGTCCCGGGGTTCCGGGAACACCACGGCAAGTTTGGCGTTAATGTCCGTGCCGCCGGACCCGATTTGATAGCCGCCCGCGCCCGTCGTGGCCCCGGTCATGTTGCCTATGTTGGTGGACGGGACCGCCACGACGGCCCCGGCCCCGCTAATGGAAAACCATTGGGTCCCGTCTTTGTCCAAGGCCATTTTGGGGGCCGGAACGTCCGGGTAAAATCCCGCCATTTGGTCCGCCTTTGTTTAGTAGTAAACGGGTTGATAGGTAAGGACCGCGGTTCCGGCCCCGGCGTCCGTGGTCAACACCACGGTGTTGGTTCCGCGTTTGAGGGCCAGCCATGCCCGGGCACCGGAGTGGGTCAACGCGCCAATGAGGTTGGCCGCGTCCGAGTCCCGGACCACGGACGTGGCCAGGACGTCCAGGGTTAGGCCGTCATCGGACGCCAGGTCCGTGCCCACCTTGGCCCACACTTCCGGGGTTACCGCCGTGTTGGTCACCTTGGGGTTGGATAGGGCCCCGGCCAGGTCCAGGGTTATGGCCGTGGTTCCCTCATCCCCGGCGTTATGGAACGTCACCGGGACGCCCACGGTTAGCGGGACGTTGACGGGGTCCCCGTAGAAAAAAGGGTCCGCCATGCCCACGTCCACGGTTATGCGGCCCGCATGCCGGCCCGCCCGGGACCGTTGCGGGGACTCCCCGGCGACACCATGACCGGTTGCCGTGTGGGTCCCCAAGTCATCGGTCCACGTCCGTGAGATTTCGAATTCCCCGCCGCCGTCCGGGCGTAAAAGCCGGATGAGGTCCCGTTCCGCGGCGGCGTAGTTGTTCATGTACTCCGCCGCCGTGGAACCTGGCCCGTCCTGGCCGATGAGCCAAAGGCCCAAGGTGATGGTCCGGGAGTCCGTTGTCCGGGTCCGGTATTGCCGGCCCGGGCGGAACGCATATTGCCGGTCATCCCCCCGCATGGGCGGGGCCACGTTGGTGTCTATGCGTTGGACGTCCGTTGCCAGGGTAAGCAACGGGGTGCCGTCAATTGCCCAGGTTTCCACTATTCGCCCCCGTCGATTCCGAGATAAGCCACTTTGGCCAGGGTGTTGGTAATGGACTGGCCCGCCGGCTCCGGGACCGGGTTATTGACCTCTATGTTGTTCACCACGCCGGCCCCTCCGGAGGCCACAGGGTAGCCGCCGGCGGGGGCTGGAGACGGGATGCCGCCGGGCACCGTGAGGGAATCCGGGACGCCCACCTTAAGCGTGGTGGTGACGTCGCCCATGAGCTTTTCAAGGGCCGGGATATGGGCCTTAAGGGAGTCCACAAAGCCGCCCATAATCCACCCGCCGGCGGGAACCAGGAGGGCCAAGTCATAAGCCTTGGGGCCCTTATGGTCCGCAATCCACTGGCCGATGCCGCCCACGAAATCGGCCACCCCGCCAAAGGCGGCTTTTAGACCGTCCAGGAATCCGCCAATGATTTGGGAGCCGGCGTTAAACAGCATGGACCCCACGTTCCCCAGGAACCCCAGGATTTGGCCCGGGATGCCGGCCACCCAATTGAGCATTTCCATGCCCTTGGCAATGGCGGCTTGGGCCATGGAGGCGAACCAGCCGCCCACCATGCCGGCCAGGTTGGCCAGCCAGGACAGATAGCCCAGGATTGCCCCGGGTATCCCGGCTATGAACGAAAGTAGGCCGTTCCAAATTGACATTGCAAAATTGGAAATTCCGGTCCAAATTGAGCCTATCCAGGAACCAAAAGCGGACAGGGCACCCATAAACCATGAGACTATCCCGTTCCAAATATCCGATAGCCAGCCCCCAAAACCGGCAAAAACGGACCCAACCCATTGCCACAGGGAATTCCACATATCGGAAATCCAGCCGCCAAAACCGGCCATGACGCCCATAAACCAGGAGACAAAACCGTCCCAAATTTCCTTGAGCCAATTTCCGAGTCCGGCGAAAACCTCACCCACCCAATTTACGAATCCGCCCCAAACCTCCGTCACCCACGCCACCACGGCGTCCCAATTCATAATTAGGAAAATGAGGGCGGCAATGAGGGCAAGAATTGCAATGACTATCCAGGTGACCGGGTTAGCCAGGAGGGGGGCCACGACGGCCCACGCGGACACCGCCCACGCCAGGAACGCGGCCACCAGGGTGACGCCCACCAGGGTGGCCAGGACCCCCAGGACCCACGAATTTTCCGACACGAAACCCATAACTTGGGTGAGGACCGGCAAAGCCTGTTCGGCAAGGGACATAAAGGCGGTTTCCGCGGACCGCTTAAGCCCCTCCAGGGCCACGCCCGGCCCGGAATTTAGTTCCGTGGAGAACTTAGCCGCGGCCCCCGTGGTGGAGTCGAAAGCGTCCCCCATGGGGTCCATCATTCCCAGGAACGCCGGGATTTGGTCCGCGCCCAAGTCCTCCAGCGGGGTGCCGAAAAGGGCAAGGGCAAGGGCGGACTGTTCCGCCGGGTCCTTTACGGACTGGAGGCCGTGGACAATTTCACCCATGGCACCCTTGGCGGAATCCCCGCCGGCCAAAAGCCGGTTGGTCATATCTTGGGTATTGAGGCCCAGGGTTTCATATGCGGTGGACGTTGATTTGGACATATCCGTTGCCCGGATTTGGAATTCCTTTACGGCGTCGCCCATTTTGTCCATGCCAATGGCACCATTGGAGCCCGCCGCCACGATCATTCCCATAGCGGTTTCGCCGTCAATTCCAAGGCCGGCAAAGTGCTTGGAATATTCGTCCATGATGGGGAACACTTCCCCGCGGAGGGAAGCGGGTAGCTTTTGCATGGACGCCGTAATCAGGTCCATTGCCGCGGTGCCGTCTTTGGCCAGCCCGTTGGTAATGAGGACGCCGGCGGTGGTGGCCGAGTCCGCGACGTCCACGCCAAAGGCGGACGATAGGTCCAGGGCGGTGGCGGTTATTGCCTGTATGTCCGCCTCCGAAGCGTTGGACATACCGGAAATGGAGGACATAACGGACCCCACGGCGGCGGACACGTCCGCCATGGATTCGCCATAGGCCCCGGCGTAAAGCTTGCCGGACACCGCGCCGGCCTTGGCGGACTGTTCCGGAGAAAGGTTAAGTTGGGCCGCCATTTTGTGTTGGAGGTCCGCCTTTTCAATGGCCCCCCCGAAAGCTTCCGCCACGCCAATGCCGATGCCAAGGCCCGCGGCCATGCCGCCCACCTTGGCCACGGACCCCATGCCGTCCCCAAAGCCCTTACCGGCCTTTTTGCCGGCTTCCCGTCCGCCCTTTTCGGCGTCCGGGACCAGTTCCTTGGTTATGGATTCCCGGCCCTCTTTGAATGACGGGACTATGGAGACGTAAGCCGCCGCCAGTTCCACCGCGTTGCCACCGGCCATTATTTCGCCCCGTTCCACCAGTTATCGAAGTCTTTTACCGGGATAGGTTCGGACCCGTATTTCGTTGTTTCGGACTTTGTCCCGGGCCGCGGGATGGGCTTTGGCTTGGGCGCGTTTTTCTTGCCGGCGCGTTGCCAGTTGCCGCCGGCCAACAGGTCCACGGCATGGGCCAGGAGGTCCGCCAGGACCATCCCGGAGGCCCACGCCGCCCGTTCCGGCTGTAGTGCCCGCATGAGGGCGGAGGACGGGCCGGACTGTTGCACGATGACGTAAAGGTCCCGCCAGGACAGGGCCAGGGTTCCCAGGTCATCTAGCCGCAACCCCATGGCCAGGAGGTCATATTCGACGGCCTCACCGTGGTCCGCTAGGAGGACGGCAAGGCCCGCGATTCCCCCACGGATATGCGGCTTGCTTCCTGCCATGCCTTGAGTAATGCGCCCATCTGTTCGTCATCCATGACGTCAGTTAGGCCGGGGCTGTACTTTTCCAGCATTTCCAGTTGGAGGGACCCCAGGACCCGTAAGTCATCCGTGGCCGGGTCCTGGCCGGCATCTTGGGCGGCTTTGATGGGCCGGGCCGCGGCCTCCAGCTTGGACCGGTAGCCCAGGGGGGTAAATTGCATGAGCGGGAGGGACCGGGTTTTCTTTTCGCCCGGGACTTTGAATTCAAACAGGTTTTGCTTGAGCGACGCCCTAGACGCCGGGACTTCGTAGACCATGCTGGAGGTCCTTTCATTGGCTGGAGGGGCGCGTTAAATGGGTGAGGCGGACCCGCGCCCGGGGTCCGCCTCACCTGTTGATAACTCTGTTGATAAGGGCTTAGGCCCGGGTGTAGCTGTAGGCGGTGGATTCGCCCACGCCGTTGGTGACCAGGACGTCCGCCGCGCCGGCGTCGCCCGCCGGCAGAACGGCCACGATGGTTTCCGAATCGACCACCGTAAAGTCATCCACGGGGGTGCCGTCGATGGTCACGGCGGTGGTCCCGGTAAACCGGGTGCCCTTAATGGTCACCAGGTCACCCTCCCCGGCGGGGTTGGGCTGGCCGTTGACGGACGCCAGGGTGGGAACGCCGGCGGTGAGGACCTGGCCGTCATCCAAATAGATGTAGACGTTTACGCCCGTGGCATCGGGGTACGTGGCCAGGGTGACCGGCCAAGTGATAGCGCCGGACTTTACGAACGCCACCTCTCCCGTTTCGGACACCTGGCCGTCCGGGACCACGATGAGGACGCGGGATTCCCCATCCTTGATTTTGAACACCCAAGGCTTGCGGGGCATTTCCGCGGCCCGGAGTAGGGCGGTAATCCGCTTGCCCTCCGTGGACGTGGCGTCCACCACCGTGACGTTATCGTCCCCCAGGTAATTCTTGAGGGACTGTTCGTTCGTCTCCAGGTGGGCCCAAGCCAGCTTGGCGGCGAATTCGGTTAGGAGCTCCCGGACCACGGACCCGGACCAATCCCTTACCTGTTCCGTGGAACGCTCCGGGGTGAGGGTAAGGCCGTCCTCCGAAACATAACCGGAGTCCTCAAACGCGGGGTCAAGCTCATCGTCCACGGCGGTGGGCAGGGCGGTGCCCCGGGGGGCGGAAAGAATGGGCCCGGTGGTCAACTGGTCCGGGGCCCCGGTAAGAACATTCGAAGCGGTAACGCTCATGATGGTTTGCCCCTTTCAAGGCGTGAGTAACTACGCCCGGACGATTTGTCCG